GCGGTCGGGAACACGGAGCGGGTGCTAGCCAAGGACTTGGATAAGGCGGAATGCGAAGCGCGGAAGAAGGACCGCGTTGCGCTCGCAACAGCGCTTGGTATTCACAACGAGGCGCTAGGCATTGGTTCGATCACCTGCCTGCCCGAGAGCCTGTTCTTCGACTAGGCGATGCCGCGAGCGGCCAACGTCGCGCGCTCGAATTCGTCTTCGGTCGGCGCCACCACCTCTGGCGCTTTGTCGTGCGCTTTGGACCACCACCGGCACGTGGCGAAATACTCGCCGAGCGACATGCGCCCGACGTCAGCAAGGCCCATCAGCGCGGCGCTGCCCCGGACTGCGGCGAAGTCGAGCCTTTGGACCTCGCCGCCTTTGCCTCCCCCGGGGGAGATTCCACCTCATTGGTGTGGACCCGCATGAGCGCAGCGAGGCCGATGCCATAGGCCACGTCCCGGCTTTCATCTAACGGACGCTCATCGACATACCGCTTGACCAGCGCCATGGCGTCCACCGGAACCATGCCGCCGCCGATGAGGCCGATGCGGATCACCTCGGATATGTCCTGAAGTCGGCACTGGCGGACCCGTAGGCGCTCGACAATCTCGAAGATCGACAGATCGCGCTTGCGCTCCAGCTCCTCGATCTCGCTGAGCCCCAGACGGAACGTGTAGACCCCGTCTGCAAAGTCGAGCTCGATGGCGGCATGTCGGCTCATGCCTGAGCGTCCACCCACGTGACGGGACCGTCGCTTTCGAGGGTGACGGAAACCGTCGCCTTCTCATTCCGGGTGCCGGTGACTTCCCAGCCGGTCAGCTTGAACGAACCGGACCAGTAGCCGCCGCCATTCGCCAGCGATACGCCATTGAGGAGGACACGGACGTTCTTGCCGTTGTCGCTTCCGAACCACGCGTCCCAGGTCTTGACACTCGCGGTGTGCAGCATGCCAGCACCCGTGATCGTCGCCGAAAAAGAATCCTTGTTGACGACGGACCATGCGGGGCTGTCCGGGGTGTCGCAGTCGGGAATGACCTGCCTGTTCGTCTCAGACGCGAACGAAATGCCGCGCTCGGTATTGATCAGGCAGTCATGGGCGAAGGTTTCGGGAGACAACCCATTGCCGATCTGAATAAGCAACGAGGTGCCGTTCATCGCTTTGACGATGGCCATTGCAGTTCTCCTAGTTGGGAATAAAAGGCCTGATCAGGCCGGGGTAACGACAAAGCGGGCAGTTACGATTCCGTGCGAAGTCAGCCCGTCCGGATCGCTCCTGAAGAGCGTGTCCTCGACTTCGACGGCAATTAGCGTCAGACCCGATATGATCGTGATCGACAGGAGCCGCTGGCAGACCTGAGCGGCGATCTGCTTGCTTTCGGGAAAGCCCGGAGCGCGCGACCAGATATGCACCTCGGCGAAGACTTCCCATCCGGAGTCGCAGGAATTGCCGTCATCGACGACCTGTTCCTGCCCGATCTTGACGTATGGGAACGCGGCGTTCGGGGGCACGCGGTCGTAGACGTTTCCGTTCGCGACGGCTGGAGCGGCCTTGAGCGCGTCATGGATGGCCTTTTGAAGTCCTGTGCCGATCATTTGCCAGTCGCCACCTTTCGTGCCGCCTTGCCGATGGATCGGCTGACACGGCTACGTGCCCGCTTCCCGTTGATGCGCCAAGCGGGCCGGAAATACGGATTGGCAGACCTATGCACCGCTCCGAACTCCTGAATGAACGCGTTTTGGAATTCGATCCCGCGCGAATTGGTGACGATGGTACTCCGGTCACCCGCGTAGATCGTGATCATCAACCCCGCTTGCGCCTTCGCACGGCCGAGAACAGTCGCACCTTCCGGAGGAGCGCCCCATGTCCACCCGATCGACTCCCGCAGCTTGCCCTCGTCCACCGGAACCATGCGCTTCATGAGGTCGACGATCTCATCGGCGCTTTGCTCCAGCCCCTTTCGGATTTCGTCCTTTGCGACCTGGGGCATCTGCCTCAGCTTGCGCATGAACCGCTGGACGTTCTGGAGCAGCATCGCTTTCCCTCCTCAATCGCGGGGGAATGGCCTCGGCCTTTCCGGCAGCAATCGCGGTCTCGCCGCACTCGGTCGTGACGTTCTCTTCCATGCCCGCGCGATAGGCGATCGTCACGCGACCGCCACGCGCTGCCGGAGAGAAGTCGAAGTCGCTGGTAAAGCGAACCCACATGGTCTTACGAAGTCAGTGGGACGTTGGGGAACTGGATGCCGATATTGATCACGCTCGTGCTCGTGGCGAACCCGATCAGACACACGTAGTCCCCGGTGCCGAGGTCCTCGAGAGGGCAAATGCCCCCAGGCGCGTCAGACAGGTAGTAGCTGGTGCCTGCTGTCACGGTCGCGCCGATCGTAATCGCACCCTGCTTCTGGACGGTAATCGGCTGGCCGTTGGAAGCGCCGTTGAGGGCGATCCCACCGGCCCGACGAGCCTCGGCAGTGGCGGAGTCGGAATCGGCCTTCATCCACTTGCCGGTGGCAGTGGCATAGTAGACGGCCATGCCTGCGGTGATCGTCTCGCCGGCAATGCCGTGCTCGAGAACCGCGCCTTCGCCGGCGATGACGTTCGCGGGGGTAATGGAAAGATCAGTCATTTCAGGTTCTCCGGTCCTAGGTTGCCACGCCAGCTTCGACGTTCATGACCACGAAATTCCGATCCTCCGTCGGACGCGGGAGAGACCGGATGTTGAAGATTTCACCCGTCCGGGCGTTGACGGCCCGGTCCTTGCCGATGATCGATTGCGCCTGACGGCTGTCGCGAAAGACCAGCCGAAAGTGCTGGGCTGGCGTCAGAGCATCCGCCATGACGGATTCCCGCCCGCCGCCGTTCAGCACTCGCGCATGGATCGAAAACTGGTCGACCCACGAGCCGACCTCGTTGCCATACCCGTCATCAGTGCCGACATAGCGCTGGATGATGAAGCGCTCTCGAAGAAGCTCCGACTTGGTCAGCAAGTAGGCACCCATAGCGGCCTGACGATACTTTCCATCGCATTTCGAGCCGCCTCCCGCTCGACGCCATCGATCATCATGCGGACATGCAGGAGGATCGCCGCCTTCAGCATTTCGATCCGGGGATCGAACGCGTCGGAAATCCCAGCATAATAGCGCACCCGCACCGCCTCACCTTCGGATGAAACCGATGGCCAGCTTGCGCCGCTGACGAGCTTGATTTCGCCAGTGGTCGAGACGGTGAAGTCGGTCGATGGGATGACCTGCTCCGCCCCGTCCTTGTCCACGTAGAGGATTTCGATGCTCTCCCCGACCGGGCCATAAGGCAAAATGATCGGATCCTCGAAATCGTCCACGACGTACTCAAGCCCTTGCTCGGCGATGCACATCCCGAGCCATCCTTTAGGCCCATCCATCTCTCCCTGAGCCGCCATGATGAGGCCGGAGATCAAGGCGTTGCGATCATCGCTGTATTCGCCGAGAGCGGTCTTGGCATCCTCCAGCGAGACGAGCGGATAGGGCTGGTCGAAGACTGTCACGCTCATGTCAGCCCCCGATCTTCGACAGGATCGGATAAAAGTCGCACTGGACCTCCGTCCCGTCGCTGTTGACAAGCGTCAACACCCCGTCATCGGAGAGGCGCGCATCGATCACCGTGGACGCGGTGACAAAGCCACGCTCGCCGCGATCGCCTTTCGGTCCGGGCTTGCCTGCCTTCCCTTGCGTAGCGACGAGCTGCCATCCCGGGCCGGGACATTCGCCCGGATTGTCCTGTTTGGCCGCGAAAGACGCTCCGTTCAGCGCCACAACGTCCAGAGCACGATATTCGGCATCGGCGGAGTAGGTGCCCCGCAGAGTAAACGAACGCCCGTCAGCGCCGTCCCTGCCCGGCTTGACGATGCAGCACCAATCATCGCCGCCAGGTTCCTTCCCGGTATCCCTGACCGCCTGATAGACGCCGCCTTCATAGGTCACGACGTCGCCCGCATAGTGGACGCGGTCTTCCCACTCCCTGACCTGCCGGAGCTTGCCCTCCGGACCTTCCGGGCCCCGCTCGCCGGGAGCTCCGTCAACGCCATCTCGGCCTGCAGGGCCTTCCGGAAGCGCCACTTCGAAGCTGCGCTTCACATCGCCCGCCGTGAACCGGAGCACCATCGCGCGGCCGTCGTCGGCAAGCTGGAGGTCGATGTCATCGATACCTTGTCCGCGGTCGCCCTTGGGACCCGGCTCGCCATCGCGGCCGTCCTTGCCGTCTACTCCATCCTTGCCGTCCTTCGGCGCGGGGATAGCTGCCACGGCCTCGGCGATCTTCTCTTCGATGATCGGGATCACGTCCTCAAGCGTAACGCTTGTGCCGTCCATCCCATCACGGACAGGGTTCGCTTCGAAATAGGCCCTCACGGACTCAGAGACGGCCACCGGCGCGATTTCCTCGACCATCTGGCGGATGACGGCGGGGTCGGCGTCCTTGCCGTTCTCACCGTCCTTGGGCGCAGGAATTGCGGCGACCGCTGCCGTGATGCCTTCCTCGATCATCGGGCGCACGTCATCCAGCGTGACGCTCTTGCCATCCTGCGGCACCGGAATCTCTGCCATGGCTTCCGCGACCACTTCCTTCGCCACGCCCGTGACGATCGCGGTCAGGTCAGTATTTTCCTGTACCTCGCGAACCTCGGTAACGATGGTCCGGAGCCCGGCGAGTTCGCCGGCCATCTTCTCGGCTACACGCGCGGCGACGGCTTCCTCGTCGGCATCACGTCCCGGCTCGCCGCGCTCGCCATCCTTCACCGAAGCGATGCGATCAGCCAGTCGCCTTTCAGTCTCCGCAACGGCCGCGATACGGGCGTCAAGCTCCGCCATCTTGGCGGCAAACTGTGCCTCACGAAGCTCGCGCTCCCTCGCCGCTTCCCGCTGAACCTGAGCAATGGTGCGGGCAACGGCATCGGCCGCAGCATCAGTGAATGCTGTCAGCGTGCTTTTGGACGAGGGCATCGATTTCTCGCGTGAAGTCGTCATAGCCGCGCTGGTCATCCTCGTCCTCGTCAGGGTCTACAGCCGGAGCTGGGGCCGGTGCCGGCGGGTTCTTGTCGTGCCAATCCAAGCCGACGACCTGTTGCTGGACGCGCGGCATCGCGCCATAGCCGCCCGGCACGCTCGGCAGGCTCTCGGCGTTGCGGGCCTCGTCGGGGGAGAAAATGCCACTGATCACGCCGCGCGCCAGACCGTCGATCCGGTCCTTGAAGTTCGACCGCAGCAGCGCCGATGTATCGAATTCGACGTATTCATCAGGCACGCCCTTGAGGCGGAAAAGCTGCCCGAAGGCTTCTTCGATATGATTCAGGCAGAAGCCCAAACCAGAGGCCTTCCACATGGACATGAGAGCCTCTGTGGAGGCGAAGGGCGTGTCGCCGATACCCAGCACCGCCAGCGGCATGCGGAAAGCCAGAGCAATGCTCTGATCCGTCAGCTTGAGCATGCTGGCGAGCTCGGAATCCTTCGCGCCGACCGTCACCGGCTTGGCCTTGAGACCCCACGTCAGAATCGGCGTGCGGCCAGCATTCTCGCCTTGCGTCTGCTCGTCCCATGCTTTCCGCAGGTCGCGCGTCTGATCTGGAGTCAGCTTCTCCTCCGTCTCGAGGATGTACGAGGGTCGCGCCTGGTTAAGGTAGAACGCCACCTGCTGATTGAGCGCGGCGCCGGCCATGGCGCGTTCGAGTATGGTTGCAAGGATCGGGGAGACGCCTTTCAGCGGATGCCGTGGCGTGTGAAGGCGAACGTGGAGCACGTTGCGCGAAGGAATAGGGACCGAGAGGTCAAAGCGACGCTCCACGATTTCGTTGCCGCCGAGGGCGTAGAAGATCGACCCGTCTACGCCGATGTACGGGATGCCGTTCGGCATCAGATGCAGTTCGGCGATCTCGTTGCGGTTGTTGCGCACTGCGAAGGCGAAGGCCTCGCCCCTCTCATAGAGCGTGCGGGTCAGGTTCAGCAGGAAGTCGCTGATCGACTGGTATTCGTTAGGCGTGCGAAGGATGCGCGAAAGGTCCGAGTTCGTGACACGGACGCGCCCGCCATCCTCCTCGGTGCGCCAATGGTCCCCGGGACACATAGCGACGGTCTGCGAATAGGCCGAAATGCAGGCCTCGACCATGGCATTCGGCTCACCGTACGGCTGCACGTTGCGCCCGAGCTGCCAAAAGTTCCACGGCGTGCCCCTGGGCAGCCAGCCGCCGTCGACCAGGTACGGCCCGGGACGCCATTCGCCTTCGTTGGCGCGCTTGCGCCAAGACACAAGGCTTCGGATGCTCGGCAGCTTCATTCGAAATCCACCATCGGAAATTCCTTCAGGGCGCTGCCCGGTGTCGCATTGAGCACCTTCACGCCGACACGCTCGGCAGCAGCATTCCAGCCAGCAAAGGCCGGGAGAAACTTGCTTTCGTAGACTGACAGGTTGCGCTGTCGGCCCTCGTATTCGCAGTGATGGTGCTCACGACCGTCCACCACGCGCATATCGAGGCCATGCAGGTAAATCTCTGCCGCGCCCATCGCGATTGCGAGACTGATTGCGGTCTGGCCGGAGGATCGGCCGGAACGAATTTCGGTCGATCCCGGCCGCGGGAAGCTTTCGAGCGCCGGCGCGTGAGCCAGCTTCACAACGTCCGGCAATGCAGCCTTGAGCCACTTGGATGTGGTCACGACCAGCCCGGGAAATTTTCGGGCGGAATCCACCATGTCCCGGCCATCTTGAGAGCGTTTGGTTTCGCGGGTATGGCGATCCAAGAGAACCGTCCCATCCATGAAGAACCAAACGGGAGCCCATGGAGCCGCCAGAATCGTCGAATTAACGGCGATGACGTTTCGCCCCTTCAGCCTCTCGATCACGTCAGGCGTAGCGCTGGGCCCGGATGCGAGCACATGCGCGGCCTGTCCTGCCCAGATCGTCGGCGGGGTCCAGAATTTCAGGTCTGTCATGCAAGCAGGTCCATGACCTTCGCGTAAAAGCCACGGTTGGCGGCCCTGCACTCCTCCAACGCTTCGGGATAGCGCGGTCCGGGCTTATGCCTAAATTGGTAGAGCTTCGACGAATAGGCCTCGATGATCCTTACCTTGCGACCGAGAAGCGTGGCCCAGAAAGCCCCGTGATAGCTATTGGTGACAACCGTCTCGGCACTGCCGAGGAACGCTACCGCCTCCTCGAACGAAACCTCGTTGTGGAGTTCCGGCAATCCGGCGACTGCAGGCTTCAGGCGGCGAAAATTGTAGTAGAGCGCCGCCTCGAGCTGGACCTCATAGGTCTTGTCGAACAGCGGGGACATGCACGATGCGCACGGAATCCACTCCGCACCTTCCTGCTCCCAATCACGGGAACCATACAGGTCAAAGCCTTCCGGGGCCCTGTTACATTCCGTCCGGCCGTGGCGGGTCTCACCAACTCCCCACGCAATCTTGTACCGCGCTGGCGTAACAATCTTGCCGACGCGGTTGCCTATCGCTCCGCCTCCGAAGATCACCGCGTCGCATGGCGGGATCGGCTCGCCGAAGCGGACGATTTCGGTGGGGATGTCGAAATCGAAGTAGCTTGCCGGCGAGCAGACCGCGTCGCCGACGTTCAGCGACCCGGCATAATGGCAGGCGACGAGCTTCAACGGCCGCGCGTCTTGTAGGTGCGCTTCGGTGCTGGCTTCGGCTTCTCGGCGACCATCTCGCGGTCCCCGGACGCCGGAGCTTCCTTCTCGGCCTTTTCCTCGACGGGGGCGGCCTCTGGCTCAGGAGCGGCTTCTTCGACGATAGGCGCGGCCTCCACCGGCTCGTCAAGATTCACCATGCGCGAGCGCGGGCCATGCGAGGCATAGGCGACCTTGCGGCCATCCTTGTGGACCAGCTTGCCGTCAGCGCCGCGCTTGATCAGGCGCGGATTGGCGACGGAACCGTCTTCCATCACGTACCAAGTTTCAAAGGCCATGTTCTTTCCTCACGAAAGGAGAAAGGGCGCGAACCGAAGCCCGCGCCCTCGTTGCTCAGTCTTCGCTGACGGTGACGCGAAACGTGCCGGTCTTGGCCGTGCCGCCATCGGCGATGACGATCTTAACGCGGTCGCGTGAGAGCGCGATTCGATCGTTCACCGCACTGACGGCCGTGGCGTCCACGTACTCGGCCACGACACCATCCGTGCCGTGCGTCGCCGCGCGCGGCCGCCACCGGAGCGGCAGGGTCGTCAGGTCCTGATTGGTGCGCGCGAGGATCGACTCGCCAGTCACGTCCGCCGTGATGGTGATATCGACCTGATCGTCAGTGTAGGTGGCCCCCGTGAGCAACTCGATGCTCTCGATGTAGCCGGAGAAATACGGGCTGTAGCCCGTGCCCGCACCGGAGGCGACGGGGATGGTGACGTTGAAAGAGCGAATGCGTGCCATCCCCGTTATCCTTCGACCGTGAGGTGGATCGTGCCGGAGTTCTCGGTGCCGCCGCCCGCGACCTCGATCTTGATCCGGTCCTGACTGACGGCGATACGATCCAGCACGCCCGGCTCACCGTCAGCGTAGGTCGCGGCCACACCCGTGGTCGAGTGCGTCGGAGCGCGCGGATAGCGGACGGCCGAGCTGTTGACGTCTTCTTCCGACCAGACCGTTTCGCCGGTCGATTCCAGCGTCAGGACGAAATCGACGCCGTTCGCGAAGTCGTCCTTGACATAGTGGATGGAGTGGAGGTGCCCGGAGAGCACCGGCGAATAGACTTCCGCATCTCCGCTGGAATCAACGGTGATCGGCACGACAAAGCGTCGAAGCATGGTTGCGCCCTTTCTGAGGGTATTCCGTGGGGCTCGATCCCACACAAGGTGAAAAGAAGACGCGGGGCCATGGAGAGCCCCGCGCCATGTCGTATCGGGCTGTTACCAGCTCGTGCCGTCGATCCAGCGGACCATGCCCTGCCGCATCATCCGCCAGTTGATGTCCCAGACCATGCGGATAGCTTCGCTGTCCGTCTGGTAGAGGGACTTCACCGGATAGACGTCCGTGGCGCCCGACGCGGAGATGTGCGCCGGCGTGGTGTCTTCGAAGTGCAGGGTGGCCTGATTGCTCTTCTCGAACTCCACGCCGCCAACGGCGGACGCGAAGTCCTCGGCGCGCACCGCGATCAGACGGCCAGCCGTGGCGTGCGTGCTCTCGACGAAGCTGAAGCGAGCACGAGCGCGCGAGAACCAGTCGCCCAAGGCACCATCCGGGCCGGTCATGAAGTCGAGCGACAGACCCTGCTTGGGGTTCATGATGACAGTGATGCCATCTGCCGCGTCGGCGTCGATGAACGGCTGAATGAGGGCCTTGAAGTCCTCCATGACCGCGATGTGATCGCCGCCGCCATAGCCGGAAGCGGTCGCCGCGATTGCTGCCGTGGCAACCTGGTCGTAGAGCAGACCGCCCGGGCGGGTGTCCGTCTGGGCATTCGTGTCGAGAAGCGTCTGGTCGATGACCTTTGCAGTGTCGGCGAGAATGCGGCGACGGAACAGCTCCTCGAGGTTCGGCGTCGAGCGCTTGGCCGCCTCACGAGAGAACGCGATGATCACGCCGGCCTTGCGGCTGGTGAGGGTCGCGTTGTTCGTGGTAACCTTGCCGACGCGGATCGGGTCGCCTTCCTTGAAGAAGGAACCGTTCGCCCCGCCGGAGGCCACGCCGGGAACATAGGCGGTGCCCGCGTTGTCCAGGTTCAGGGCCATGCCCGCATTGCGCAGCGCCGGGAACACAGACTTGCCGTCGAGGGCATCGACGAAGCCCTGATAGGTGGTCTGCTGAAGGTCGCTGACGAAGTGAGAGCCGCCGGTGGTCGCGACGCCCGGATCGCCCTTGACGATGAGGTGCGTCGCCTCGTGGTCTGGATAGCGCTCTTCGAGCACTTTTTCGACCGGAGTTTCGGCGAAGATCGAAACCGACCTCACCACCGCCTTGCGCACGAGCAGGTCGAGCGGCTTGAGCTCTTTCTGCGGGAAGCCGAGCGGGCGGCGGTTGATCGCCGGAGCGGCGGCGCCGCGTACCGCACCCTTGGCGGCGCGGGCCTCGGCAGCGGTCAGGACTTCGACTTCCTTTTCGAGGCGTTCGATGTCCGCCGTCACCGTTTCGAGAGCGTCGGTATCGAGCTCGTCGGCGTCGAGGATTTCCGCCTGGCGCTCCTGGCGCGCGGCGAGCTTGAACTGCGCCTCTTCGAGACGCTGGGACACGGTCTTCATGGGATGATCCTTTGAGACATTGGAGAGACCGGCTTTCGGCCGGGCTTCATGCGGGGAGGAGACGGCTTTCTCGCCGGATGCGCCCACGTCCCGGCGCCTCGTTTCGGCTTGCTCGCCAAAGGCCAGGGAGAGGGTGTCTTGTGAAACGTTGAGCGACTTCGCCAGTTGGATCGCTGCCGGGTTCGCGGGAACGGATACGAGGGAGCATTCGAGCAGCTCCTGCTTCGTGTAGCGCTGGGCGCCCCATGGCTGCTTCGCGTCGATCGGCTCCGACTTGATCGGTCGGAAGCCCACGGACACGGCGCGGAGGATGCCCTGTTCGAGAAGGCTGCGCAGTTCGTCGATGCGCTCGCTGGTGCCCTTGGCGGCCAAAACGAGCCTTCCGATGAGCTTGCCGCCCTCGACGCGGAGGTTTTCCCATCGCCCAATCGGGAAGCTGTTGGAGTGGCCGAACAGGGCGATGGGATTCTTCTTGAAATTCCGAAGGTCCCAGCCCTCGGGCTCGACGATGTCGCCGTAGCGATCAACCGTGCCGTCCGACAGCACGAATTCGAGCCCGTCGCCCTTGTCGGCGACAGCCTTGTGAATGATCATCGCTGTATCCTTAAGTAGTCAGGCCACCATGGCGGCGATGTCGAGCGAGGGGATCGCTTCCGGGTTACGGCTCATCACGGTGACCGCATTGAACATCGCCATCACCGGGTCGATCTTGGCGTCGCCCGCATTCTGCTTGGTCGCCCTGATCGCGGTTGCGGTCGGCTCGATCTTGAGGTTTCCGACGCACCAAGACATGAGCGCTGAACCGTCGTGAAGCATCGTCCCATTAGCCAATTTCCGTTCGGCGGTCTTGATCGCGTTCATCATGGCGTAGCCTTGAGGCGCACCGATCAAGTTGCCCGCCTCTTGCGTCACGCCGATCTCGTCCAGAGCCTCGATCATCTCGCCGAGCCCGGCCGGGTCCACCGCCACGCTTGCGAGGATACCCCGCCCATTGATGTCACCGATGATCTCTACGATCTGCGAGATGTCGCCCAGCTCGTCCTGTACGATCGTCAGGTCGCCGTCCCGCTCGAAATCACGAAGCCGGGTAGCGATAGACTTGCGCCGCTCGAGAACGCCGTCATGACACCACGCATGGCACCAGACCAGCCAATCCCGCGTTTCGCGATGCCGACCGACCACGGCCATGCCGAACAGGTCGTCGAGACCGCCGCCGTCGATGCCGACCACCACCACTTCGGATTCCGCCAGCACCTGCTCTAGCGTAAGGCCGTCCATCACCCTCTTTGACCAGAAGTCAGCCCCCGGCCAACGATTGGCGAGAAGGTTCTGTCCGATCTCGATATTCAGGTGCTTGGCGAGGAAGACGTTGCGCGTCTCCGGCCCCTTCTGGATCTCCTTGCGAAGCTCGTCCTCAAGCCATTCCCGACTGACCGACCGCCCGATATTCGGGTTGGTGATGTAGAAGTTATCCGGGTCGAGATATGCTTCCCCGTCAAGCATGTCCTTCGGGAACTCGTAGATCACCGGGAGGAACTTGCGGTCCTCAACCAGCCCGTCACGAACCTGCCGGGCATAGTCCAGCTTGTCCTTAAACACCCCGGATGGCGGAGCGTCTGATTGCGTGGTGATCGAGATCACGAAGCCTTCCGGCCTCGACACCAGGCCGCCAGTCGCCTCGCGCAGCATCGCGTCGGCCTTGACCTGCTTGCCGAACTCCCAAAGCTCGTCGATCAGGATGAAGGCCGCCTTCTTGCCTACGACCGTCGCACTGTCCGCAGCGACAACCTTAAGCGTCGCCTTCGTCGTCAGGTGCGTGATCGTACGCAGGTGGTCCTGAACGTGAAGGAAACCCTCCTTGCCGGCGTCCAACTCCGGGTCCGCCCTCACCATGTCGGCGGCGGGCTTAAAGCTGTTCTGTGCCGCCTCGATCGTCGGGGCGAGGATCAGAAGCTCATTCGACTGCCGCCAATTGCGGATCAATGCCGTCAGCATGATCCCGGCCGCCAACGTCGATTTGGAATTCTTCTTGGAGACGCAGAGGAAGAACTCGCGTATCAGTCTCCGCCCGGTCTCGCCGTCATACGCCCCGAACACGGCCGAAACGAAATCGAATATCCAGTCGTCACCGGCTTCACCGAATGTCGGGCTCCCCGCGACATCGACGATGCGCAGCGCCTTGAACACGTCGAGCGCGGCATCCGCCTCGCCGGCAAACAGCGGCTTGCACGGGATCAGTGACCGGCCAGCGACGATGCGCTTCTGCCAGTCCCTGCACGCTGTGGACCACTCCATCAGCTATTGGCGACAACCAGCTTCGGACCAGTCGGCGCTGCGAACTTGCCGCCATTCGCGGCCTTCTCCGCATTCGCCTGCCGCTGCTCTTTCTTGCCCTTCACCTCGGCCTCAGCCTTGGCATGGACATACGGAGCCGCCGCTACCGCCATACGGTCCCGACGATCTGGCGGGGTCTCGGGGTCGTTCATCACCTCGAGCATGTATTCCAGCGGGCTGAGGTCACGCTTCCGGGCCTCTCGATCAGCCTCCGCCATAAGGCTTGCCTTCGTCTCGCCGCCGTCCTTTTTCGGGCGTCCAGCACCAGGCCTGTAGCCGCCACGAGCCATCTTTGATTTCCTTCGATTTGCCGTCGCAAAATCATATCAGGGGCAAAAATCCCCAAATGAGGGGGGCGCGGGTCTAGCGCGATCGGCCTTTTCGGTTTTTCCGATCGCCCCCCCAGGGGTGTTGCCCGGGCCTGACTACCGGTAGCGGCGCTCTTGCTTCTGCTTCTCGCTGTCGTGGCACGACGCGCAGAGGCATTGGATGTTGCGGATATCCCAGAAGAGCGCCGGGTCGCCGTCGTGCTTGACCTTGTGGTCGCCTACGAGCTTTGAGGTGTCGGCCTCGATGCGCTTGCACATCTGGCAGGTGAAGTGATCCCGGACCAGTGCGTCCCATCTCAGCTTCTGCCAGCGAGATGTTTTGTACCACCTGCGCCAGTGTTGGGTCTCGTCTCTGAACCGGCTGCGGGTGCGCTCATCTCCGGCTTGGTTACGCAGTAAAGGGGCAAGCTTGCCGACCTGCGGCCGTATGGTCTTAAGCTTGGGCTTGCGGACGCGCTCATCCATGGGAACCTTCCGCCCTTCGCTGCATTCTCGCCTCATGACGATCCAGCCGCCGCGAAAGCCTGTTTCACATCCTGACGTCCAGATCGATTGCGAGATGGCGATGGAGTCCGCCTTCCGCACCATGGCCGATGAGGCGATCCGCGCGGGGTGGCCGGCCGCAGTGGTGCACGATGCGCTCGTGTCGCTGGCTGAGAACCAGCGGCGCGGTAGCGGCATATTCGACGCCAAGGGAGGAGAGCAGCGGGTCACCGCCAGCTACCTGCGCACTACACCGATGCTATCGATGTGCATGGGCTTTTTGCCCGATTGTGTCACAACCCTCAAGCCACCCTATCGCGCAACAATGTTGCGTTGTTGCGCAGCTTAACGCTAATTTCTTGAAAGCATTTCTCTATGCAGCGGTAAGAATTTTGTCTGGACACGCCATTTTGTTGCAACTTGGCGCGGTTGCGGTGCCGTAGCCACTCCGTCCACTTGCCGCCCCGGGCCTTGCAGCGGATGAACAACAGCATCAACTCCCGCATCTCCTCGTCGGTCACAAGCTTCGGCCAGCCGATGGCTTCTTCGGCGTCGCTGATCTGCTTGGCCGTCCAATGGCTGCGGGCGGTGCGCTCCATGTCGCGGAGACGGTGCTTGGCGTGCATGCGCCAGGTTTCGCCTTGGTCATTCAGGAGACTGTCCACGGCCATTTCATAGACGGCCTGTTGGTTCGGAAAGCGGATCACTTCCGGCATGCTCGATTTGTAGCCCTTCGGGCGCGGGTTGTTCACCGTGGATTCGATGACCCGGAAGGCCTCGACGAGGCGGTCCTGGATTTCGTCTGTGGTCATTCGCGTTCACCAATCCATATCGATTTCGCCGAAGCGTCGACCGAGCGTGATTTTCAGGAGGGGGATGCGGACTTGCCACCGGCGCACATTCCAGCGCGGGTGGCGATACCAGGGACGGTGGTGGCGAAGGTATGCGTTGTAGACACAGCGGACGAGATGGCGACAATTGTCCGCATCCGCCATTTTCATCACGCTGAACCGCAGATTGTCGACTCCATTCGCCGCCAGTGAAAAGACGTAGTCAAGCTCGCCGCGCGTCAGTTTATGCTTCTTGCTCTCTTCCCACTTGACGCGGCGCCATATCCACCAGATCGCCTCCAGCGCGGTGTGCGGATGCTGGTAGGATCGTGGTTTGCCGACGTCTTCATAGATCGATTTCGCCAGCCATTCGAACCGCTTTTTTTGAGTTTCCGTCATCTTCGGCGTGAACCAGCCGGCACTGTCGTCGGTCCCATCTGTCTGCGGATCGACATGCCAGATTTCTGCGACGCCCCAGCCCAAAACGGGGACTTTAATTCGAAACGCTAGAGTGTTCGGATCATGCATGGCACGAGTTCTCCTTCAAATCAGCGACTTGGTTCACGCCGCCTTCTCCTTCTGCCGCTCCAGCCGGTCGGCGATGAGGATCATCACGGCCTTCCGACGGGCGACGATGCCGCCAGCAAGCTTCAGAGCGCGCATCCTGATCTCGCCGAGGTCGATGCCCCGGAACGCCCGGATCGCCTCTGAGCGGTCAACATCCGCCATATGCACGCCGATATAGTCGTAGACGGCGATGATGATGTCCGAGTGCAGGGCGCGGGCATTGCTCGCCTGTATGCATTTGAGGGCCGTGGTCAGGCGATCCTCGTCGGATCGAAGAAGCCGCGAGACGTGCCGTGCGCGTCCGTAGATGACATTGCGTCCCCTCTCCTGCCGACTGGCGGAGATTGGCAGGACCCGGATGCCGAGACCTTCCAGATAGCGGCGGATATTCGGGCCCCGGGTCTCATGCCGTCGTCTCATGCCGCCTCCTTCATCGCCGTCTTGTAGGCGATATTTTCCGATGCCGTGCCAGCGCCCATCGAGCGCACAGTGTGATAGTCGCAGTAAGGCTGCCCCGGAGCCGTCTCGCAGCCGCAGAAGAGATGCCGGGAAGGATGCACGTCCGATCCCGTGATTGCCCAGCGGCACTGGTTCGGACTGGCATGGGAGAAGTCCTTGAGCTCCAGCATGGTCAAGCCGATGCTGCGCGGCGGCTCCAGTGGCGCGTCACACATCTGTGGAATTTTCCTCCTCTTGCGCTTGGTCTTCGGGGCGGGCTTCGGGCGGTAGGCCTTCGCCTTCGGGAGATGGCTCATGTTGGCGGGCAAAAGCGGATACTGGCGCATCTCGGCGCGATAGCGGGTGTAGTAGCCGATCACCATGTTCCGGGTGATGTCCGAGCCAAAGCGCGAGGCCAGAGCATGCGCGATGTCGCTCGCGGACATGCCCGCCTGCCACGCCGACTTGATCGCCGCGATCCGCTCACCCGTGTCCAGATGGCTCCACGGCTTCATTCGCACGCCCCCCATTGGCTGCAGACCGTCGCGATGTCCCGCGCGAGGAGCGAGTATTGCCGGCCCCCGCGATCCGTCTTCGCCCACTCGATCATACGCCTGACGCCGAAACCGTGATTGTGAAGGTCGGTCGGCAGCGCCCCCGCCTGTTCCAGCGCCTCCCATTCCGCGCGCATGATTGGGTCATTCACGACGTTGAAAAACGTCGAGTGTCCGCGCTTGCTCGCCTCCGAAACGAGACGTTCCCATTCCTCAAGCCGCTCGACCTGATCAGGAAAGAGGCGATCGACGAGAGCGAGTTCGTTTTTCGAGCAGTTTATGCAGGGGAAGCAGCCGACCCGCTTGAGGCCCCAGCCATAGAGCGGATTCGGCTCGACGCCGTGCCGGCGCGCGATGGCAAAGACCTCGTCGACGCTCTCCACCCGGAGCAGTGGCCGATACGCGTAAAGCCGTCCCGGAAGATCGTGGTGGCTTTCGAGCCGTTGGAGCGGCGGTAGGTCCCGCCGCGCCAGACTTTCGGCGGCGCGGACGCCCTGCCAAGAAATCACCGTCGCGCCCGTCGCGAGAAGTGGCCGGGTGACGGTCGTATCGATCGGAGTAACCTTGAGCTCTTGCGTGCAGAACTGCGCGCGGCGGCTCGGGAAGCGACCTTTCCAGAGGCAAAGGTCGAGGAAAGGAATTCCGGTCGGGCGCAGGACCGCGAGCGCTCGCTCGACGATATCGGCCGGGACGCCGTGG